ATATATTCTGTAGACATGGAAAGACCGCCCTGCCCAAATCTGGCTTTTTCCATGTCACGTTTGATTTCATCAATGGCGCGAGTAAAATACTGATCGTAGGTTTGCGCCCGACCTTCGTTCATCAAGAATGAGTAGGCGTGTGTTAAAGAGCCATACAAGTATGCGTCGGGGTGCCTAGTTAGAACGGTGTTGGTTGCATTTGAATCCGACAAAGCATCAACGCCCTCGCCATAGACCATTTCAACCGTCACCGTGGCATTTGGTATAGGTCGCAAAGCAACCTCGGTTCCTATAATTGTATATGCCTTTGGTGTGCCGCCCGACGTTGTTGGATACTCTGTGTAAAAACTGGTCGGCGTAAGATAGTCTAAAACACGTTGCGGCGAGTTGTTTGTTTTAATCATTCTAATAACGCGCAAATCGGTGGGTAGAGATATGAACTCATCATCGGCAGTAGTCGATGCCGTGACGCGCTTTTCCTGACTTCTAGTGTCAAGCTCTCTGCTCATACGCGCTTCTGTAAGACTGATAAAATCAGGAATATCTGTTGTTAAATCATCACGCGCTAGAAATGACGCTATTGCTGATTTCAACTCTGTGTAGGTTGTTAGGGCCATTACATTTTACCTGTGTCAGTCCGAAAAAACCGATTGTCATAATCATTGAGCCACTTGCGCCACTCTGTCGGGTTTTTCTGAGGATCGCCAAACTTTTGCAAAAGTTCGTGGTACAAGCCTGTCGGTATCTCTGCCACCTTTCTGCGGTGGGCTTGAGTATTACCGATTAAGTCGCCGGGCCTGAACTCGTTTGCCTCACGCCTGTTATTGGCAATAAGGCTATCGACGTTTTGTGAGGTTGTTACAATATCATCGCCATCTTCGTTGTGGTGATAATGAGTTTCTCTGCCCGTAATTTTATCACGGGAAACCAAAGTTTTTTTCATAAACAAACCTCAAAATTGGGGGTGGCTTCCACCACCCCCGTTTTGATTACGACAGATCGTAAACGGCAGCATGTGCCTTTGGTGCAGACACTTTCAGTCCAAATTCTGTAATGATTTGGAACTTCGATGCGTCACCAGTTTTCGCCAGATCAGTGACAGCAAAGTCACGACCCGGCAGAGTTACGATGCTGGCATAGTCGCTGTCGAGCAGATAAATTCGGTCATTGCCGATTTGCCTGTCGATAACCACTGAAAGCTCACCATAGTCGCTCAAATAAAGCGAAACCGATCCAACAATCGCGGCTTCACGAGGAGCCGTGTACTGGATTTGGTTTGTTGCAACTGAACCCGAAGACAGATCGCTAAAAGCAGCTTTCTTGGATGGAGAAAGAACCAACAAAGATGGGTTGCCTCCGTCCTCGTAAGCGGCTTGGTGCGCTGCATCAATCAGTGCCAGTGTCAAAGCACGGTCTGTTCCACCTGTGGGAACATCAGAACCGTCACCCGTAGGCGCGGCACCAGAGCCGCCACCAACGCTAACATTGGTGATCCAGCTTGAAAGTGCTGCTGTTTCGCGGGTGGCACCTGTTGCTTTTGCGTTGTCCACAACAAGCATTTTTTCCATGTCTCTACGCAGCTCAAGTCCCTTCAAAACTTTTTGGTAGGCTGATTCACGATCTCGCCCCGCAGTGTCTACGCTGTCCAACGTGCCGGAAACGGCTGCGTCTTTTTGCGAGATTTGCGTTACGTTTGAGAAACGTACTGCTTGAGTGGGTGTTGCAAAAGAGGCATCTGCGCCTTCTGCGACATAGTTGTTCGATGCGGCACTTGCAAGTTCCTGAACGAGCCAGTCAAATACAGTGTTTCGCACGGTTTCTTTCGAGAGAGCCGAATAAATTGGTGTCTCGGATGGGTCGATCCTCGAAATTATGTCCGAAAGATCCTCCCTTTCGCCAATGGCGATTGCGGTTGTTTGCGTAGCCATGATAAATACTCCTTGGCGTTAGCGGTTAAGTAGAAAATCGACCGCAGCTTCTTTGCTGCCAGTCTTTTTAAGACGATCAAAAGCCTTTTGCTTTTTCTCGGAAGCAACATCTTGCCTTGTCTTCGGCTTACCGCCCTTAACCATTTTCGGAGCCTTTGCGACTTTTTTCTTTGCAGCAGGCTTTTCTGACTGCAAAACATCGTACAGGTGCGCTCGACGCAGAACGTCTACAAGTCGGCTGTCCACCACTTGCGATAGTTCGTTGTCAGTAAACCCCATACGTTGAGCAAATTTAATTAGCCCCGCCTTTTCGCGGGTTGCCACCTCTGGGTCGCGCCATTCAGGGATACGATCCAAAAGTTTTACTTGCTCTTGCGCTGCGTGTTGTTGAATGACTTGCCGACGTTCTTCCTGAACAGTTTGCATCGCCTTTTCACGATCACGCATTGCCTCGCGTTGTTTTACAAACTCCAAGGGGTCTTCCTCGTAGAGTTTGTCCCAATATTCTTGGGTAGGCTCGTTGGTTTGGGTAAGTTGCGCCTCAAGCGCAGCAAGACCTTGAGCGTACCGTTCGCGCTCTTGCTCTAATGCCGTCCGATCTGTCTCAAGCGTTTTACGCTGTTCTGCTGCATCGGATAGGCGTTTTTGAGCGGTGCTTTCTAGCTGATAGGATTTGATAAGGTCATCTGCTGTGACATCCATCTCCTCGCCATCAACTTTGACGGTATAGTATTCAACTTCTTCGGCCTCGGCCTCAGTCTCATACTCCTCAGTGTCATCGGCATCAGCTTCGGCTTGGTCTTCGACGGCCTCGACTTCAACTTCTTCAACTTCGGGTGCCTCTGCTTCCACAGCTTCGGCGGGTGGCTCTTGACTACTTTCGCTTGCCTCGACGGGGGCTTGAGTATTCAAAAGAGATTCGATGGCATCTGCCATCCCTAGTGGGCCAGTCCCTTCCGGGATACTGCTTTCACTCATAACAGTTTTCTCCTGTTTACATTAGACGCTTTCCAGTTCGTAAATCCTCGATTTGCGTCTTGGCTAGTTCACCTGTCATAACGACAGACTCAAAATGCTGTCTCAAAGCTATGAGAGCTTGCATCATGTGATAAATCTTTTCCCGACCTTCCTCGTCACGCGCTGGGCTTTCCCGCCATGCTTGCGTGTAGATTTTTTCAAGTTCCTCAAAAGCATCTTCAACAATCGGGTCTTTCAGTATGCCCTGCGCGCGGGCCGCACGGTCTAGCTCTTTATCAAGATCAGCCATTACGCCCTCGGAAGATTAGCGCTGACGCTGCCGCCAAGAGCAATCTTCTGCTCTCGCAACGACAGTTCGGCGTTAAGCTCATCACGGCGCAATGCAATCTCTGCGGCAAACTTCTCACGCTCTAAAGCCAGTTCTGCGGTGGCTTTTTCACGCTGCAACTCCATCTGCATTTGCAGTTTTTGCTGGTCTAGCTGCATCTGCATTTGCAGTTTTTGCTGCTCAATCGCCCTAGCCGGATTGCCTTGAGACTGTTGTTCAGCTTGCGCTGCAAGTGCCTGATCGACCTCTGCACCGCTTCTAAAGAACTGGTCGGTGTCCTTAAACCCTGCGCTCTCTGCAATCTTTTTCAACGTGTTCACATATTGCGAAACGCTGACAATCGGATTGCTAGGCCCAAGCTGTTGCAAAATCTCTTGCTGCTTGCCTGAAATTTGCGCCAGCATTGCAACCTTTTGGTCTTCGTTGCCAGTGCCAAGGCCGACAGTTACTTCAATGTCAAACTCGTTGTCCCATGCGCGGGGGTCTAGGGCGACATATTCATTGCGAATACGAATAGTACGCTCTTTGCTCATGTGCTTTTGGCACAAATGCAAAACGCCCTTTGCCAAGTCTTTCATGCCCGTTTCTGCAAAAACACGGGCAATCATTTCAATCTTTGACTGTGCGCCCTGTATTGTTGCGTTGACCGCCGCAGCCGTTGTTGACTGCAATGCGTTAGGGTCAAGCCCCATCGACGCTTTGCTGAATCCTGTGCGCTGGTCACGAACCTCGTCTATGTAGCCTAGCATTTGAAATGCCTGCGCCCCAATCTGAGGCACCTGTAGGGGCTGCACCATGCCGGGTGCGCGGGTGCGAACAATGCCACCCGGCCTTGATGTCAAAAGATCATCAAGATTAACTTGGCCCTCGACAGCGACGACGCGGCTGTTGTTCGACAAGTACAGATTGTCTAGCATCTGCCGCAGAACGGTGGATTTGATTAGCTGCAAGTCCATGACCATTTCGGCAACAGAACGCCCGACCATACGGTGTGGCATCAATATTGGCGAAAGTATGGCAAAGGGAATTACGTCCCAAGGCTCGTTTTCTACAATTTCGGCACCATTGCCCAAG